TAACGGTGAAGCGGGGACCGGGGTTATTGCACAAGAGATTGAAAACATTCTACCTGAAGTTGTAAAAGACGGCGAATACAAATCTGTTGCTTACGGCAACATGGTAGGCATATTAATTGAAGCCATAAAAGAATTGAAAGCAGAGGTAGAGAAGCTAAAGGAGTCTAAATAATGGCTATTACATCCAGCGGCACAGTCTCAATCTCAGATCTAGCTTCAGAATTTGGTGGCTCTATAAGTCATTCTTTATCCGAGTATTATTCTGGGGCGGGCTTAGTTGCATCAAGTTTAACGGACACAGATGGTAACGCTGTGCCGTCATCTGGCACAATTAAACTTTCTGATTTTTATACCTGTGCAAAATTTGTTGCAGGATCATTTACAACTCTTTCGGGCAACAGCACGGCAACAGTTCCAACCGGTGCAAACGCAATACACATAGAGTTTGCTGTCGCTGGTGGTGGCGGTGGTTGTGGTGGCGCTGACTATGATAGCGTTGGTGGTGAGTCTGCTGGCGGTGGTGGTGGCTCAGGTGCTTACATATCAGACAAAGTATTTGCAGTGACTGCTGGTGAGACCATAACTTTTACCGTTGGAGCAGCAGGGACAGGTGTTGATATATCTGTTCAACAAGCTGCGCAAACACCTGGAAGCAGGGAAGCTGTTTTCAATTCAAGCTTAGATCAAGTGGCAACCGCTGGTGGCACAACAAGTGCTTCTGGCAGTAGCACAGGAGCGATATTTACTTTAACTGGAGGTGGAGGCGCATCAGGTATTAATGGTGATGTTGCAGGCCCACTTAGAACAAACGCTGCAGGGTCAGCAGGATCTGTTAGTCATATTGACACTGGACTTACAGGCACATTTACAAACGCCAGTAATGTTGGGGCAAATATGACTACACTAACTTCTGGACCAGTCGGCACTTTTAACGACAGTGGGTCTGGTGCTGCTGGAGCTAACAACGGAAACTGTTCAGGTGATAATTGTAGAATAGGTGGATCAACAGGTGGGGCTTCTTACGATGGCAACATATCAGGTGGAACTGGTGGGTCATCATCTGGAAACGGAACACCAGGAGGCGCAGGAACAAGAGGATCTGGTGGTGGCGGTGGAGCTGCACAAGTTACCTTCCCAGCTAGCGTGGGATCTGCTGGATCAACAGACGGTGGTAATGGTGGCGCAGGTGAAATTAAATTTAGGTTTATAAGAAGGAACGCATAATTATGGTTAAGTACAAAATATATTATGTTGAAGATGGTATTAAAAAAGAACAAGAGTATGAAAGCAATAAATCTATTGCCGAAGTGTTTGATGAGTTTGAACAAGGAGAAGTATGGAGAGTGGATATTTTAGAGGACAATGTTAAAATTAATCCAAAACCAATATACGACTACTCAAAAGTTAAAGAGGTTGAATAATTATGCCACTAGCTACAGTAAAATTTGCGCCAGGGTTTGACAAACAAAGCACCGCGTACGGTGCTGAAGGTAAATGGATTGATGGAGAGAATATCCGTTTTCGTTATGGTCAACCAGAAAAGATTGGTGGTTGGGTAAAACTTGTTGCGAATAAATTGTATGGCTCTGTGCGTGCACAGTTTGCATGGTCAGCGCTTGACGGAACGAGGTTCTTGGCTTTAGGCACAGATAAAAAATTATATCTATACACAGAGGGTGCGATACACGACATCACACCTATTCGTGCTACAGACGACAATCTTACAAATCCATTTGTCACGACCAGTGGATCACCAATTGTGACTGTAACAGACGCGGGTCATGGAGCGAGCGCCGGGGATTTTGTAACATTCTCGAATGCAGACGCTGTGGGCGGACTAGACATGAATGCAGAGTTTGAGATTACATCTGTTACGAGCTCTAGTGTGTACACAGTCACGCATTCAAGCAACGCCAGCTCAAATGCAACGGGCGGTGGATCGAGCACTGTGGATGTAGAGTATCAACTAAGTGTTGGTCAAGAAGTTAACACATACGGTTATGGTTGGGGTATCGATCCGTGGAATGGTTTAAGAGACACAGGTAGAATTACGGACCAACTCAACGAAGCATTGGATGCAACAGAGACAGGTGTTGATGTTGACGACGGCAGTAAGTTCGCAAACGGTGATTATATTTTAGTAGATCAAGAGATTATGAAAGTAACTGGTGTATCAAGCAACACACTGACAGTCACAAGAGATCTAACAACTAACGAAGGTACGACAACGGTATCTGCTGGTAGTCACAATGCAACCACACATGCAGACAATACAACCGTTACAATTATATTTGATGCGTCTGACACCAGTATAAACGCAACAAGTTGGAACGAGGCAGCATCATCATCAACAACTGTTCTTGATTCTAGATATTGGGTGTTTGAAAATTTTGGTGAAGATCTACTGGCACTGCAAAGCAATGGTAAACTATTTAAATGGGACAAGTCTAGTGGTGTCACCACGCGTGCGGTTGTCGTGCATGCAAATGCACCAACAGCGTCAAGACATTTAATTTTATCAACACCAGACAGACACGCCATATTGATGGGCACCGAAACAACTATTGGTACAACAAGCACACAAGATGATTTATTCTTACGTTTTTCATCACAAGAAGACACGTCAACCTGGTCACCCGCTGCTACAAACACAGCTGGATCTTTTAGAATACAAGATGGTTCTAAGATTATTACAACACTAAGATCTCGTGGTTCTATATTGATATGGACAGATACATCATTGCACTCATTGCAGTTTATTGGTCCACCATTTATATTTGGTTTATCACAAGTGGCGTCTAACTGTGGGGCTGTGTCAGCATATTCAGCTGTTGATGTTAATGGTACGACATTCTGGATGAGTCAACAATCGTTCTATCTATTTGATGGTGCAGTTAGAAAGATACCTTGTCCTGTGCAAGACTATGTGTTTGATGATTTTAGTATTACACAGCAACCACTGGTGTATGCAGGATTGAACTCTGACTTTAACGAAATTACTTGGTTCTATGCGAGTGAGGATTCTGACTTCATCGATAGAAACGTTACATACAACTATGTTGAGGGCACATGGTACACAAACTCACTTGATAGAACAACATGGCTAGATTACGGTGTTTACCAAGTTCCGTATGCAACACAATACAGTCCAACAGTTGTTGGTGACACACCAACCGTATTGGGTGCAACAGATGGCTCTAGTATAATCTACCAACACGAAGAAGGTGTAGACAACGACACAGAAGCTATGGAGTGTTTCTTACAGTCTGGTGACTTTGACATTGAAGATGGACAAAACATTTTATCTGTATCTCGTTTCATACCTGATTTCAAAGATCAAGAGGGTAGCGCAGAGGTGTTGTTAAGTTTTAAAGATTTTTCACAAACAACAAGCACAACTTCTTTAAAGACTGCAATATCAAGCACGTCATCAACGAGTGATATTACACTTAAAAAATCTGCAAACTTTCCATCAGAGGGCACAATACTTATTGGCACAGAACTTATTACATACACATCTAACAACACAACGACTGGTGTGTTGAGTGGTATTGGCAGAGCTGCTAGCGGCAGCACAGCAACCACACACGCATCAAACAAAAAAGTTACAAACTATACAAATGTTAGAATTAACAGATCTACAGTGACACCAACCACCACAAAGGTGGACACGCGTGGTCGGGCACGACAAGCAAACATCGTGATCTCCAGCACGGCGATTGGTGACAAGTGGAGATACGGCACATTAAGATTAGATGTTAAACCAGACGGAGGACGATAATGGCAAAGATAACTATTGGACGTTTACCAAACGCGACAGAAGAGTACGATAGAACACAGTTTGATACACTGATTAGAGAACTTGATCAGATCATTACACAACTAAACTTTTCATACGAACAACAAACAAAAGACGAAACACTAGCAAGGAGCTTCTATCTTGGCTGATACATTTTTATTAAAAGCAGTTGACCTAACAACAACGAGCGCCACACAAGTATACAAGGTGCCAATCACTGATGATACGGCCACACCGCCTACAGCATCGACAACAGCTCTTGTAAAGTCTATACTTGTGAGTGAAGATAGTAATAATGATGACACCATCACAATTACAATAACTAGAGATAATGTGTCTGGTGACCCTGTATTTAGTGTGTTTAAGGAAAAAGCGGTGACGGCTAAAAACACCGTGGAGCTTTTGACACAGCCATTGGTGCTACAAGAGGGTGACGAAGTTAAAGCTACCGCTGGCACTGCAAATAGGTTACATGTATTATTATCAGTATTGGAGATTACATAATGGCAATGAAACTAGTCAGAGAGGGTAAAAAGACCGAATATAAGCAAGAGAACGGTCAAATCATTACGGTTGTTCAACCAGAGGTTTACCAACGAATATATTGTAAAAACTGTGGAAATGAAGTAGATTCAGAAGAACAGGCAACCGGCACCTGCTCGGACTGCGGCCAACCCTGGGCAGTTCATAAAGCCAT